CGAGCAGGCTTTGGCAGGCGACGTAATCGGCATACGCCGGCCCGGCCGGCGCCGCGGTCGTCGCGAATATCGTTGTGCCCGCCGTCAGGCTCGCAATGTTCGCCGTGTCGCCAACCGCAATGAAGTTCTCGAGCCCGCGCAAGAACCGTTTGCCGAGCCGATCGCGAAACAACGCCGGCAAATCAAACGCAGAATCGGCGAGCTCCTGGCGGCTCACCTTGATTAGCGTGGCGAGCGTGTCGGTTGACTGAATGATTCCCGAAAACAGCGGGTCGGCTTCGGTCACCGGCGTGTTTTCGGCGACCACTACAACCGTGTTGGCCGTGTCGTTTTCGTAACCGATTTTCATCGGCGCCCCATTGCCCGGCGTCACCTTTTTCTTGACGTTGCCGTAAAGCGCACCAATGTATTTCGTCGCCGAAATCAGTTCGTTAAAGAATTCCTGCGGCACGATATAGTTACCCGTGCCGCCGATGGTGATATCGCGTTTTTCGCCGCCGATCAAAATCGGATTGCGGTCGAGTTTCCTTTGCCCGCTTGCGAGCAGAGCCCGCTCGTTTTCGCGCAAACTTCTCTCCCCGCCGCGCATGTACACCTCAAACGCGTTCTTATATTGCGTCATGCGCAGGCCTGCCGCGGTTGTGTCGTCGTCGACGTGATCGGCGCCCGGCGCCGGCCGCGGCGTCGGCAGAATCTCGCGCAGATAATCGGCCCGCTCGAGTAACGTGATTTGTTCGGTTAACGCGTCGGCCTCATCGAGCAAGCGCGTCGCCTCGGCCCGCTGCTCGGCCGTGCACGCCGGCGCCGTCAAAAGTTTTTGTGCCTGCGTGCCACATTGCCCGCGGCGAAGTTTCAAATCCTGAATTGCCATGAGTATCCTCTTTTCGCTCTCGCGTGTTTGTCGAACAGTTCAAAACTGCACCTCGCAGGCCTGCGCCTGAAAGGTAAGAGGGAAACGCCCGCTCGCTAATGAAAGCGGCGCCGCGAGAGCGCACGGAAATTTCCAGCGAAAATCTTTTGCGATGCGATAACCCGCGCACCGCAACGGGAAGGGTCATCTCTACGTGGGACTGAGTACCCACTCGTCGCCTTGACCCACAGTTGGAGGCTCGGAAAAACCCCGTATTCCCCAACACCTGTTAAGCCGAAATGGCGACGGTTGCCCGAGCCCGCAAGCGTAACGCGCGCAACCCCTGCGCCGCATCGCATAGGCAATCCATGCAATCGCAATCGACATGCGAGCACGTCGCACAATCGCCGGCGAGACACTGCTCGCAATCGCAGACACAATACCCAGGCTCGAAGCTACGGGCGCCGCCTGGCGCCGCCGCGGCCGCGCCTGGCCGAGCTCGCCGGCCTGGCGCCGGATCGAGCGCCGTCTCTAACCCCCCGATCGCAGCCCGCCGGCGGCCCGCCTGGCGTGTCTCCACCTCGAGCGCATGCCGGCGTACATCGGCGGGCATCCCGGCCGGCCACAACCGCGCCCGCCCGGCCCTCGCCGCGTCTGGATCGGGCTCGGCATCTGGATCCGGCCCCGTGACGTCGACGCTCGTCGCCGTGTACGCCGGAAAGGTCACCGGCCCGACGTCGTAAAGGTCGACGTCTTCGATCGTCCGATAACTCTGCACGTAGTTGCCGGCCGCGTCGTACTCATCGCGCCAGGACGCCGAGCGCACATTGAACGAAAACGAGCAACCGTCGACGTCGCCGCGGCCGATCATGGCCGGCACGTCGCGGCCGACGCTCGTCGCCGGATCCGTATCGGCCTCGAATCTCAAGCCGGCCGTTGAATCGGCGAGCCGCAAGGTTCCATTTTTAGTGCGCGCCAACACGTTATTTACGTCGTGGTTGAACAGGCATCGCACATCCTGTTGTTCGGCCAGAGCCCGCGTAAAGGCGCCGGGCGCAATCGACTCGATAAACCATCCCGTGTCGTATTGCTGCGAGTAGACGGCCGCCAGGCCGGCAATGCCGGGCGTCGTGCCCACCGCGGCGGCCCGCAATTCGCCGCCGGCAAAGAATCGCCTTTCGAGTGTTGTCGTCATAACGCGAACTCCCCTCCATGAACCTCGTGCTCGGCTTGAATGGCCGCACCCTCGCGCGCGGTCTGAATGTGAATGGCGCGCACCAGGCGCCGGAATTCTCCGCGACACAATTGCTCACTCAACTCGAAGCGCGAGCCCGAGCGCCGCATGCGCCGCAAGATGCCCTCGAGCGCGTCGGCCGCGATGCGTTTTTGCATCTCATCCGGCCAGAACACAAACGGCATTTCGCGCGCTGCAGTATCGGCCAGGCCGGCGACCACGGGCGCCAGGCCGGCGCGCAACCGCTCGGGCTCGCCCTCGGCGGCCTGAAACGCCCGCACAAATCCGGCGGCATGCTGCGCGGCGTACAGGCCGAGCATGCGGCCCTCGCGATCGGTCGCGCCCTCGAGCTCGAGCTCGGCGCCCGCCTGGCCGGCCGCGGGCGCAGGCGCCGGCGGCGGCGCCGTGTTAGCGGCGGCCTGCTTGGCGTTCACCATGTTCAACGGCGAGAGATAAACGTCGCCCTCGGACCCGAGCGGATTTAACCCCAGTTGCCGGCGAACGTCGTTCGCCGAGAGCCAACCCCATTGACGCCCGAGCGCCATGCCCTCTTGTGTGGTGACAAAATCGCCGCGCAACCGCTCGCTTACATCGAATTCGATTTGATAGCTGTATGCGTTCGGCCCCGAGCGCGGAAGCAATTTGCGCTCGAGCTCCTGCTCGATGCGGTTCAAATACGGGCGTAGAGTGTCGGTCACAAACGCGAGCGATTCTTGTTCGTGGTTGTTATTCGACAACCGCGTCGTGTCGCCGACTTTGTGCGGCGCCACGCCGAACAGGCCGGCAATTTGCGAGCGCGTAAATTGCTGCGTGCCGAGAAACTGCGAATCCTCGGGAGAAATACCGAGCGCCTGCCATTTCCACGGCGCCGTGAGCACCGCGACGCGGCGTTGATTCTCGCCGCCATAATTGCGTTCCCAGGATTCTTTCAAATCCGCTTTTTGCTTGTCGGTCACGATCGAGCCGGCGGCCGGATCCGGCGTTATGATGCCGCTCGGAAACGCGCCATTGCCGAAAAACTTGCTCCCAAATTTTTCCGTTGCGCGCGCCAGGCCGAGCATTTGCCGCGCCAACGTGATCGGATTGAAACCCTTGAGCCCGTCAAAACCGAGCAACGGGCAATGGATCATGTTTTCTTTAGGAATAACCCGCTCGACCCCCGACCCCAGGCCACTCGAGGTCGCATACTCGAGCACGCCCGTGCGCGAGTTTCGCCGCGGCGACGTAATGCCCGAGCTCAATGGATAGAGCCCGCGCACGGCGCCGCCGCGGTCGCGAATTATCTCGGCATACCCATTGCCGGCCGCGGCCATGTTCCCCGTGAATGCTTCCCAAAAGGCCGACGCACTCATCTCATCGTTCGGCTCACTGGCCAGGATCCACGTTAGATCATGGTCGACCCGTTGCCGCGACCCGTCATCCTTCGACGCGTAGATGACAAGCGGCAAACTGGCGACGCTCTCGGCGAGCAAGCGCACGCAACGGTACACGGTTGTAATCTGCATCGCGCTCGCGACGTTGATAATTTCGCCGCTCGCGGTCGGCTCGCCGGCACCGAGCCATCCCAGGAAAGCCGCGAGCGAAAGCGGCACACTCGGATTTTCGAGACTCGCGCGCGCGCTCGTCCATGCCGATCGCACTCGGGTAAATAGATTCATTCGCTCGCCTCGCTTGTTCAAGTCAGAAAGAAACAATCGGCCGCGGCCTCGGTTGGATTGCCCACCATCGCGCGATTCATCGCATTAAAGAGCGCGCTCGCCGGATCGATTTTTTGCAGGCCGCCGCCGGTCGTTTCCTTGCGCGGAAAAATGTTCTCGTTCGCATCCTCGCGCACCATCACGTTTGAAATCGCCCAGGTAAGAACCGGATTTGCGTCATGATGAAAGCGGCCCGAGAGAACCGCGGCCTCGAGCTCTTTCATTGCCGGGCTCAAATACTGTACGGTTTGCGGAATCGAGATAACCACGTCCGAGCCCGTGCGCGCAGCGAGCTCCTGTTGCATCTGCAATGCCGACCACGGATCAAACGCGATACATGCGAAATTGAAAACCTCGAGCTCACCCTCTATCTCGCGCTGAATTTTCGGTAACTGAATCTCTGGCCCCTCGTGCGCAATCAAGGCGCCCGAATGTACCCACTTTTCGTAATGGGGGTGTCGGGTGTCGAGCGCCCGATCGCGCGGCACGTATGAACGAGGAAAAGCGTAATAATGCCGCAACCCATCTTCGTCACGAATGAAAACCTTGCATCGGCTCGCCAGGTCGATTTTTGCCGCCAGGTCGGCGCCCTCAAAACTGAGCTCGCGGCGAAAATCCTCAAGCCGCAAACTTGCGTCGCCGCATCGGCGCCAGGCCTCCATATTCATCCACGCGTGACGGGCATTGACCCAACAATCGAAGTGTTTCGTTTTGACGATGCTCTGCTTGTGCGCCGACTGCATCGCCTCGCGCTGTTGCGCGTGTAGAAACTCGAGTGAAACCGACACGCCGGCGTTAGGATTCGCCTTAAATATGCCCTCGTCTGTCTTCCATTCGTCCTCGTTGTCGAGCGTAAAAATGAGCACGAAAAATCGATCATTGTCGAGCGTGCCCTCGAGAACCTGTTGCGCCTCTTGTTGCATCACGTAACACGGTCCCTCGATAAGCGAGCCCGCGGTTGTGATCACAAGCACGAGCGGTTGTTGTCTCGCGCCTGTGCCGGTTTCCATCGTTTCCAATAGTTCCGGCGTTAAATGTTCGTGATACTCGTCAATAATTGCGCAACTCGGGCTCGCGCCGTCGCCCGGCTTTCCGATCACCGGCTCGAAGCGCGAGTAATCGGATTCGATAAGCAAGTTTTTGGCGTTCACAATCACGCCGAAATACTGTTGCAATTCGGTCGTTTTCTGCGCCATCAACCACGCCGGCCGAAAAACTTCCCAGGCCTGTTTCTCGGTCGTCGCGCCCGAATAAACCTCGGCGCCAAACTCCCCATCGAACGCGAACATGAACAGGCCGACGGCCGCGGCCCAAGTGGATTTTGCATTCTTGCGCGCGACGCATTCGTACACACGGCGAAAGCGGCGAAAGCCGCTCGCCTTTTCAACCCATCCAAAAATGGCCGCGGTTTTGAAAACTTGCCACGGTTCCAACCGGATCCGGTTGGATACGCCCGGCGTCGGCCTGGCCCATTGCCCTTTGACATGCGGAAGCAACTCGATAAAGCGGCATGCTTTCGCGGCCCGACCGGCGTCGAACCTGTACGGATATTCGGGCGCCCGCTCGCGCGCCAGGTCGTCAAGATGCCGCTTGCATGCCAAGTGAATCCACTTACACGCGACGATGCGGCCGGCCAGAACATCGCGCGCGTATTGATTCGAAATCGCCGCGTAGTCGCGCGGCGCACTAATTGACGGGCGTCCGTTTGTCTTGCTGCTCGGCGGCGAGGTCGGCCCACTCGCTCGCAACCTCGGCCGATTTTTGCTGTCCCTTGACACGGCTGCGCTCGCTCGGGATACAACCCATTTGCCCCAGGTTTTTATTCAGTTGCGATTGTTCGCCGGCCGTGAGCCGCGCTGCGTGCCCGGCCATGCCGCGGCGCAAGTTGTACACAAGGTCGACGGTCTGCTCGACAAAAAATCGGTCCATCGAACTGAGCACGCCGAACTGCGCCTGCGCCGCGAGCTCATACCAGATGCCGACGTATTTCACATACTTCGGATTGCCGGCTTTCATGAGCTCGAGCCACTCGGCCGGCGGCTCGCCGAGCGGCCCCTCGGGCACCGGCTCGCCCTCACGTTCGCGGCGCCTGGCCGGATTGCGGTCAAACGCGCCGCTCGCCTCGAGTATCGCCGTCGGTTTCCTGCGTGCCGGCATCGGTCGGCCCTCCATCGGCCTCGCCGCGCGTTTCTCGTGCCTTCCCTGCGCTCGCCTGGCGCCCTTTATGCGCGGCTTTGATCCTTGCCAATCTTTTCCACGTCAAAAGCCAAACCCTTGAACTGTGAGCTCAAAAATTTGCC